CCCCATACCCTCCATGATTGAAACATGTATAGCTAGTGTTTCTTTAGTCACTTTATAAGCTCCACAGTTTTCGCCTGTTGCTGACCAAGTGATTATTCTACTATAATCATCTGAAGTTATATGGCTGACCACTTTTAAATCTATTTGAGCATAGACAGACTCTAAAACATATTTTGTGAGATTTTGTGCATCTGATCCACTGACACTACTTGAACAACCTAATATCCCTTGATGCATGCTTTCCTCTAATCGCAGCAATTGGTGGTCAAAGTTCCCCATATCTGATTTCATGTTTCTCAAATATGCCACTGTTTTTGAAACCATGTTTGTTTTTTCCACATCTATGACATCTCGTAAATTGTATATATTATCTGGTATCTTAAAAACCTTTTGCATAAATAATGATAAACAAGTTCTAAGACTGTCTACATGCACATCATTCGTCATTCTGCTGCTCAATGATATATATAAATTGTAACCCATAGTTGTAGGTCCCCATTTAGAACAATCTGCACTGTCTAATGTCACCATTCTACCAGTCTTTTTCTCTGCTTTCCCTTTTGCCAATGATGACCTAACTACTTCATTTTTGTCTTTACGCTCTATCAAGTTCACAGTCATTCCAGCTTTGATCTCTGTGTCCCGAATGGATCTAGCTATTTGCTCTACATAATAACACATCACCCTGCTAGCTGCATTTAAAACTGCTATCTCACGTTGTCCTATTTGATCTTTATGAACCATTTTAGACACACATTGAGCTTCATTCCTCATAAAATAAACCAGAAGTGTCCACAGCCTGTCAGTCATGTTCACTAATTTATCTAGATTTAGTTTTTCCTCATCTGCATACAATCCCAAATCTGGTTTTTCATTTTCCCAATCATCAAAAACTTTAGCAGGTTTGCGACCCTCTTTCATGTCAATGAGAGCTTCTATAATGGTCATGTAACATTTTGAATTCTGAGTGACACTTACTATGATGTTCTCAGCTATGCCTTTCTTCACTCTGGTTTTCTTCACTTGGTTCAAAACTGTAACACCATGAGCTCCTGCTTGTTTCACACTTCCTCTTGTGTTCATAACATCTGATATTTTCATGTTATACATAACTTTGTCCAACTTATACAATTTATTAACAGCATCATCAACAGTTTTGAATTGACCCTTACTAAG